ATAATTACCTCTTTTCTCTATTGGATTTATTATATCTTATTAGCCACTACTGTTACAACGTTAGTATAGCACTTCACAATCAGTACTGTTAATGTCCCATCTCCAGAATCAAGAGGAAATACTTTCGCATCTCCGACGCCAGGGACTTCAAGAGCCCACTGTCTGTAATGATGTTTATTTCCCGATGTCGCTGGATTCCGTACCTTCTCATAGAAACGTTCTCTCAGCGCTTCATCTGCCTCTTCATCGGCTCCATCAGTAATAATGTCTGTCAGTTCTGCGGTCACATTCGAAACTGCCGAGAGCGGCTCCAGAGAGCCCGAATATGTATTTCCGATCTTCCCTGCTGTCTCGCATTCTGCCTCATAGACATTTTCATCTATCCGACCGATTATCCGATATGCCACATCACTGATCACCCATCTTGTCCCGATTGCAACATCTCCGGATGTTACGATTTTCCGAACTGCCGGGCTTGCAACTTTTCTATTCACTCCATATCCGCTAACGGCACGGTCCAGATACTCTCCGACCGCTGTGTCCGGGAAAACAAGGTCAACAAAGTTACTCAGCTGAAAATACTGATCTGCCAGAAAATACGCCGCCGGGGCAAGGGCATCATAAATCACACTGCCCTCTCGTTTGTCCACATCGTTAGAGACACGATTGAGCATACCTTGAAGGATATTTTCATACGTCTTATCTTCAAACATTCACCTCAACTCCTTCCCGTAACTGACCAAATATGCTCGACACATCAAAAGAACATACGCAGGTGATTCCCTTAAACTCAAACAAAAAGCCGGATACATCGCTGATCCTGTCGTCCTGCAGCAGTGTCTCCCGGATCATCCGCTGCATCTCAGCCCGAATATACTCCTGATCCTGTCCGATCAGGTCCCGCCAGTTCACTCCATAATTGAAGCTGTAGATCGGATATTCAAACTGCTGCGTCGAGAGTCGTTTCCGGATTGCCTGCCCCAGTGCCTCCAGATCATTTACCATTCCACGAATACAGGTACCTGAGTCGTTGTAGCTCCGATTTGAAAATGTCTGTTTCTGAATTCTGGTATCTATTGTCAAAGCCATTACTTCAGCGCCTCCTCTTTTATTTCCTCCTTGAAGGCCAGACGCCGTTCAATGATCTCCAATACGTAAAATTCCTCCCAACCGGTTCCCGCAATCATGCGGACCTTATCTCCTGTCCTCAGCTGCGCTTTCATGTTTCCAGAAAGCTGTGCCGCTGGGATCTTGAACTTCTCATTCACCCGAACCCCGGATCCGTCATAGGTACCCACAATTATCGCGGGCAGTTTCTGATTGTTCAGAAATGCACTCATCACTTTCTTCAGTTCTTCCGTCAGCATCATTGGGCGATCACCTCCAGTTCCATTGTGTGCGTCGGCAAATATTTGTGTGTTACTTCTTTTACGATCACACGCCGGTCCAGTTCGATATCTGCAATGCTGCCATAAATACTGCATCCAGCTCTCACAGAATGATCCCCGATACAGGACAGCTTTATCGTTTCTTTCTCATGGTTATATAGCTGTAGAAGCTTCTTCGCCTTCTCCTGAAGCTTTCCCGCGTCAGCGCTCTTATCCGAAACATGCTCATAATACTGTAGGTTTCCATATCGATTTACTGAATCCTGATCTGCAGCCTGGGTGGTCTGCGCCTTTCCATTCTTCTCATCCATCCAGGAGATCTTCACCACATTGTAAAATTCATCATCGATGGACTTCTCCCAGCTGTATCCATATGTTAGAGAATCATCACCAAGTACCAAAGGGAGCTGAAGGTCCCGGAGGTTATCCAATCGGATTTTTCCGTAAACGTCCGCCAAACGATACCATTCTCCCTGCGGATTATCCGCAGTTTTTGTATTAAGAAGGGTATCTCCGATCAGTCCATAGATCACATCAATCCATGTGTCTTGGTACTTTACTTTATCCTTTGGAACTTTGTATGAAATTCCTGTCGGCATATCCCCGGCCGTTAGATTCAGATATCTGCACATCGACTGAGTAACGGATACCACATCGTCCTGTCCGCCTTCTAATGGAATGATATCTTTAGACTTTCCGCGTCGTAACTGATCATACGCCTTTACTTTCACCCGCCGGTCTTCACCCATACTGACACGGAATACTTCTCCGAAAAAGATGCCATCCTTCTCACTGGTATTAGTGAGTCGGACGACATCTCCATTTTTGATCATCAGTTCTCCGTCATACAGGTATGTAAATTCCAGGACGGAAGCGCCAGAATTCAATTTGTCCTGCCAGTTAAGCTCCGAGCACATTTCTGATATTTCATAGATCACACCATTATTTTCCACGCATAGCTGCATAACGTCCTCCTCATGATGGAATCGTGAATACCTGCCCCGGATAAATCAAATTTGGATTTTTGATCTTATCCGCGTTCGCACTTACGATTTTCGAATACTGTGCCCCATTCCCATAGAACTGTTTTGCGATCTTCCAGAGGGAATCTCCTTTCTGCACAGTATATGTCTTTCCTTCCTCCACTGCCGGGTTCGTTGGCTGCGGTGTCTCTGGCTGGGCCACCGTCGCTACCTGTGTCACAACCGCGCGGTATTTCTTTGACGGTTTCCGATACTGAAGGAACGAGAGGGCAAGATATTTATCCCCCTCTTCTCCCGATTTTTCCAAAATTTCACAGGATTCCACCAGCACCATCACCGACTCATCATCCGTCATGCCATTGGAATAAATGAGCCGGACCGGCGTTTTCTCTTTTTGTGCCTTCGTGAGCATTCGAATGTACCAGTCCGGATCCGCGCGGCTGCCCGGTTCCATATAGTGCATCTCATGGTGCGGAAGTTCACATTCGAAGTTATACTCATTCAATGCCTGGTAAGTTGGAACGCTTACCTGTCCGCTGCCGAGCACCTGGTATTTCTCAATATTCAGCTTCTGTTTCTTCTTGATTTCTTCCGGGTTCACCGGAAGCTTATACCGTTTACTCTTGTATTTGATGTACACGCTGTAGCTCATCAGTATAATCCCTCCGGTGCTGTTTCCAGTTCATCTCTAAGAATCTGAGCGATTGCCGGTCCGATCTGCTCGTAATCCGTTTCCTTGTGAATATCCCCGGTAAATGTGATTGCGATGTTCGGCGCCAGTGTATTCTGGGCGATTCTCGCAACATAGTCACGTTCTGCAAGTTCCTTCAGATAGCTAATATCCTCATCTTCCAACGACGCCTTGATGCTGCCATTCTTTTCAGTTCCCTTTACGACAGCCGGATCCCCGACGGTTCCGATCGAAGATCCGACACCGCCATTAAAGAAATCGGTTGCTTTACCGGCTGCGTTGGATCCCCAGCTGTAGCCTTTATTATAAGCATTTTGTGCCCATCCCTTTTTCCAGGTATCGAATGTATTAAGTCCCTTATTAAAAGCGGCGCCTACGTCCTCGTAGGATCCTTTTTCTGATGCATATTGCTGTGCCTTTGCCCGATAGGTGTCAGCCTTTCCAGATAAACCCGCAACATCAATATTTACAAACGGAAGGGCATTGAGCTTCTCGGCAATTCCTCCAATCACCTCTGTCGCCGTCGCCAGCAGATTGCAAAAGAACGATTGAACATTACGAATTGAATTGCCGAATGCTGTTTTGATATTAAACGCAACAGCCCGTCCACCATTTGCTATTGCAAGGAACACATTCGCCGCTGACAAGCCTAAATTCACAACAAATTGTGCAGCTACAGAAAATCCTCCACAGATAATTCCCGTTGCGCTAACCGAAGCACCAGTAATTTTATTAAACGCTGCCACGCCGGCGTACAGGACTGCAATCAAGCCTATGACTCCAATCATCATGAGCCCTGCCGGATTCATCGTGCACAACGCATTCCACACCGCTGTCGCCGCATTCAATACCCACTGGGCTGCCGCCGCTCCATAGGTAAACGATGCGTACACTGCCAGCGCCGCACCTAATCCCAAGAGCAGCGGTCCGATGATCGACATGTTATTCGCCAGCCAGCTGACTACCGTCAAGAACGGAGCTGATCCTTTCTGGATCATGTTCATGGCGCTTGTCCAGACCTGTGCCCAGGTCATCGGCATAGAATTAAACTTCCGGTCAATCTCATCCATCGCCGCAAGCTGGGCATTTTTTACCATCTCTGCCGACAGCATGCCTTTCTCGGAATACTTCTTGATGGAGCCTTCCGCCCATCCCATGTATTTTTCGATATTTCTGGCAATGCTCGGCGCTGCTTCCAGGACGGAATTCAGCTCATCGCCCCGAAGTGCGCCGGATCCCATCGCCTGGGTTAGTTGGACCATGGCTCCTGCCGCAGCTCCGGCTTCTGTTCCACCGATTACAAACTGCTTATTGATCGACTCAACGAAGGCAATCAGCTCATCCTGGTTTTTAAAGGCGCTGCTGGCATTTAAGCCCAGGCTGGCAATTCCGTTCGCTGTGCTCTCAAAAGATGCCCTGGAACGCTGCGCGGAGGCGTAGACCTTATTCTGGAAACTCGGGTCGATAACATTCCCGGAATCATCCGTATTCACAAGGTTCAGCCTGGTATTTGCATTTGCATATGCATCAGAAGCAGAACCAAGCATTTTTCCAACATCGACAGCAGTTTTTACAGCGAAGACACCAGCCAGAGCTTTGGCAACTCGATCAGCAGTCTTCTTTGTCCGCTCCATCTCATCGCCAAGCCCTTTCATCTTCGTCTTGGTCTTGTCGGCACCCGCGCCTGCTCCGCTTAATCCTACCCCAGCCTTTGTTCCTGATTTTCCTACCTTATCAAGTCCTGTACTGACTTTATCGGCCGCCGTACTCGCCTTTTCAATCGATGCTGCCGCCCGTTCGGAGGCCTACATGATTTTCGAGATTCGCGATGAATATCGATCCTGCAACTCAAACACTGCTCTCAGTACTCCCATGTGGTTCCTCCTTCCCTAATGTTTATTCGCAGCTCTCTTCTCCGCCTCAATTCGAAGTTCAATACTTGCTAATACAATTGCTTTCTCCCTGATCGGCATCGTTGCCAGTGTTTCAGGGAGAATATGAAGTTTCTGCAGGGCATAATGAGCCAGACAAAATTCCAGATCATTATGCCTTATGCGTTTTTTGCTTCATCCTTCAAATCGTCGAAATTCTCCAGACCAGATAGCGTCTGAACCTCATCGATCAGGCGATCATATTCATTTGTGTAAAGCATCTTTTTGAGGAGCGAGACCTCCCCGATTACGCCATAAGTTTTCTGGAGCTCTGCATTCTTCAGATCCGGGAATACCACCGCGGCTGCCGTTGTCTCTGCCACATACTTTACACGGTCAAATGTCTGGTTTCCTTTCTTATCCGTCTTGATGCAGCCTCTCTGGATCGCATCACAGATATCCTGTGTCAGTGGTCTGATCACAAAAGGAAGAGGATCCCCTCCTTTTGTTTTAAAACGGCTGGATACGATAATCTCTTTATCCGGAGTTATTTCCGGATGTAAAAAGCCATATAAATCCATTTCTTTCATATCTGCCATAGTCTTCTCTCCTTATCTAAAATTCTCCGGTAACTGGAACGCCTCAAGGCAGTCACAGTCATCGAATGTAAAATCAGAATCAAATGTGATCGGGTCCTCGCTGTCGTCTTCCAGGTATGCGACCGGGACTGTCTTTAAGATCACATGGAACAGCGTCACTGTCTGCCGGCCCACCGTTGACTGCGGATCTTCATTCAGGAACTGCAGGGTGGATGCTGGGTAAACGCCATTCTTTTTGTATCCGAGAAACTCTTTTAATGCATCCGAATTCATGAAGTAAAATGTGCCGGATCCCTCTCCGGTTGCTCCAACAACTTTATGCTGCTTCATACGGTGCCCGAGAAGCTTTTTCTCTGCAACAGTCAGTGTGACATGCGCATCGATCTTCGAAATCTCAAACATTTCACGGTTCTGTCCGCTACGGGTGATAAAGCCTTTTCCTTCAGATCCACCGAGGGTATCACTGAGCTGTGTATAATTTGCCATCTGGCTCCCTCCTTACGTCAGATTTACTGTGATGTAGGCAATCTCCATGCTGCCAACAAGCTGAACTGCAACGGTTACTACCACAGCGTTGATCGCCGTTCCGGCTTCTACTGTGATGTCATCTGCACTGAAATTCTGAATCGCACCACGGCGTTCCAGATCAGCGAAATACTCAACCAGGGCGCTCTTGAAAATAGATCGTCCTTCCTCGTTATTGTTGTACTTACCTTTGATGTTGGAATCCCAGACCGTTCCGATGTCCTCCCGGATTCCGCACGCAGTACGTACAGACCGGTTCTGCTTCATGATGTCACCGAGGGTCTGTGTCGTGCTTGTCAGCGAGTTTACATCTGCCACGACCGTGACATTCTGGGACTTGTCCACAGTAAGGATCAGCTTTCCTGCCTTGATCGCCGTCTCCATCTCCGTCTTTGTCATTCTTGGTGTTACATCGATCGCGCCGACAAACTTTCTTGCGGTATTGGATTCCGTGATCTTTGCCCCGGCCGTTACACCGCCGATCCATGCACCTGTTTCTGCTGCAGTCAGTGTGGATCCATCTGAAAGCGTTACTCCCTGTACGTTGTTGATCACATACTGGCTGTCTGCAACATAATTGGTCAAAACCGCCGTAATGTTCTTACCTTCCTCTTCCTGCATTGCCTTAACCCAGTTTGCGATCGTCTGCTGAGCGATTGATGCAGATGTTGTGGACTTCAAATATGGATACACGATCACGTTTGCGTCTTCCGTCTTTAACTTTGCAAGCATCGCTTCCACATGATCATCCGTATGATTTGGTGGAAGCTTATATAAAAGCACCGTCTTGGCTCCCAGAAGTGCCAGATTTGCCAGTTTCTTATCTGCAGCAGTAGCATTCTCCGGATAATTTGCCTCCGTCGCGGTGATGCGATAGATAGCACCATTATCTCCCACGGACAGTTCCTGTGCCAGCGCCACAGTTCCCCGGTCTCCGGCCGTGATGCTCAACGGTGTATTGGTAACAAGGTTGATGTACGCTGCCGGAATGACCTTATTCTGGCTTTCCCATATTCCTGCCATCTTTTTCCTCCGTTTCTATATTTGTGTTCATTTCTTCCATCTTCGGGATCTCTTTCTCCTCGTATTCGGTGTAGGTCACATCGAACATCAGGTGAAGGACATCGTCCACGATAGATGCACTTTTGCTCCTGACATAAAAAGAGATGTCGTCGGCGCTAATCACATCAAAACGCCGGAGCATCTCCTGTTTTACTTTTTCACATTCTTTTCTGCGGTTTTCGCTTTCATCACCAGGGAAATACTGAACATCAAAGTTCTGTTTGATCCGCTGTCTTTCTGACAGACGCCGTTTTGCCGTCGTTTCCACAATCTCCACCAAAATACATGGAAATTCCATGTTCTGGGGGATGTTATCCCGGTAAATCTTCTTAAGCTCCGGCACAGATGAGCGGCATTCCGCGGCAATCGCTTTATATAGACTCTCAACCATCGTATTCCCTCCTGATCCGTTCGATTTCAGCTTTGAAAAGGCTCATCAGACGCCTGTCGATATAGGAAACGCCTTTCTCCAGCATATGGGTTCCCGGAACAAATCCTGTTGTCTTTCCCGATCGGCTTACAACTCTGTGCCCATAGTTTACAAACTCAGAATAGTCCGCCACATTGACCAGAACTTTCTTGACTCCAGATGGTCCTTTCACCGCAGGAGCCGACCGCCAGGACTTTCTCAAATGTCCGGTTCGTACCGGTGTATTCTTTTTGATGTCCCGCACCCCTTCGTTCACTGCCTGGTTTAAGAGCTTGATATCGATTTCCGAGAGATCTCCCATCTCCGCTTCCAGGTCTTTCCGAAATGCATCCAGCGCCGCCTTATTTCTTCGATAATTGGAACTGCTCACGCCTTTTCATCCCTCTCTACCCGGCACTGGTACTGGAAGCTATAAGGGTGTGCTTCTCCAACCCGAAGTTTTACCTTCCGTCCGTTTCGCAGCGTGACCACCACTTTGTCACCTTCCCGGATATCCGTTTCCAGTCCGCAGAAGAGCTGATTAGCCGCCTGCAGGGAAGGCACCGGGCTTCCTGCGGTTCCCTGGTTTGAAATGCTGTACCGGCACTTTACGCTGGATGCCACCAGGCTCTCGCCGGACGCGTCGAAACCGGCGTCATCCTTTTTGTCCTGATAACGGTACACATCCATAACCGAATCATACATTACTTCATAAGGGTTAAACATATCCTCTCATCCTCCTGTAACGCCGCAGTACCGTTTTATCAGCATCTGACAAACCGTATATGCCCTCACGGCTGTTACTGCCACCCGTGGCGTAGGTAATGCTTCCATCACCCTCTTTAATGCTGGCAATGTCCTGCTGATAACCGGTTCCTTTCACTGCTTCATAATCCATCGCATCTTTCACCTTCTTGCGAATAAAGGGTTCCAAACGTTCCGGAAGTTTCTCCTGGTCCAGATTACAGTAATCGCAGACTTCGAGGATGACATCGGAGATGCTAAGATCCCGTGTGTCATCCTTGATTTTCAGGTTACTTTTCACTTTCTCTAACATCTCCGAAAATGTCATAACGCCTCCTATCCCAGTTTGTGCTTGAATGCCACGATACGGATCTGCTTCGGCTCATAGACCGGTTTCCAGTTTTTCGGGTTTGCCACCTCAGTTCTGGACGGGCCCTCGGTCTTTGCCACCTCAGCATTCTGCCATGCGATCCCTCTCGGATGCAGGATCATGGTCTTGCGGTTGATCAGATAATCGACACCGGAACCTTTGCGCTTTGCACGATCAGTCTCAGTCGGTACAAATCCAACAGGATGACCATTTCCAAGTGCTACAGCACCGTTACCGAAGAGATACGTCGTGTAGGTACCGTCAGATACCGGACAGCCATCATCGACGATAACGCGTTTTCCCTGATACAGACCGAATGCAACGTCATTGGACGGCTGCACGGTCTCGATCAGATTCTGTTTTTTCAAATATGCTTCTGTTGCAGAGTGCATGCAAACACCGGTTAACTGCGCCTTCGCATCACCTAACTTCTGTTCTGCATCAATAAACGCAGCTCCGGACCAGTTTGCTTTCGCACCGCTTAATCCGGAAATGTCCAGAATGTTGCTTTCAAGCCTGGTCTCTGCCGGCGGAGTTCCGGATCCACCGGCCGGCACAGTTCCAAATACACCACCGAGGATGGCAATTAACTCCTTCTGCATGTCACGTTCCCAGAAGCGTGCCACAAGAGTACCTATTGCCCGCATCGGATCCGCTCCGGCCAGTGCTGCGGATAAATCTGTCGCGGACCACATCTTTGCACGGCGGAGAATTGCTGCCACATCCTTGTTTGATGTGATCTTATTATCTTCAAGATCTGCTCCCTCGATCACCTGCTCAGATTCTCCTGTCAGATCCTCAAAAAACGGCATGTTAACGGTCGGCGCCGCCTGGGATGCCAAAGCATCGAACTCTGAGTTATTCGCAATGATGCCACTCTGCACCAGCGCAGACAGCTCCATTGTCCGATTGAGCACATACGGGTTAAAAAGTTCCGGGACAATTACGTCCTGTAAGGTTGTTCCTGGCATTTAAAATTCCTCTCTTTCTTAAAGTTTTACTCCGGCCGCAGCTGCCAGCTGTCTGGCCTGCTCCGGATTCTGTTTGAACAGGCGTCCCTGCTCTGTCAGGTTGTATGTTTCTTTTGCAAACGGATTATTTCCTGGAGGATTTCCGCCTCCTGCCGGATTATAGCCACCAGTTCCGCCAGCATTCTTAAACAGGTGCGGAGAAGCTTCTCTCATCGGTTTGAGAACATCATCCAGACCGATGACTTTGCCATCCTGATCGAATGTGAACTTATCCAGGCCGCCCTGCTTGTAAATGATGTAATCCGCATCTACGGCGCCGGCTTCCTTCAGCTTGTCCTTTAAGGCATATTCTTTTTTGGTATTCGCCGCTGCTGTTTTAAGTCCTGCTACTTCGACTTCATAGTCCTTGACCTTCTTCTGCAGATCTGCGTTGTCCGCATTATTTTTCTTAAGGTCCTTGATCGTGTCGTTGGCTGTTCCCAGTTCTTTCACCTTGTCATTGTAGTCCTGCTTCGGTACTGCATGCTTCGGGAACTCCGCATTGATTTCCTTCATAGTGGCATCAACGTCCAGCTTCCCGTCGGTGATCACTGCCTTCTCTAAAATTGTCTTTAACCATTCCATCGTGCTTACCTCCATAGATTTTTATTCCCGCTCTCCGGGTATTGGGATCGTCCGGTTATACTCCCGGCAGAGTAGCGCCCAGTTTTATGCCTTATGACAGGGCATAAAAATAACACGCCTTTTAAGCGTGTCTAAACCTCTACTGTTGATTCTGTGAAACCAATGACTGTGCCCTTTCGGACTGCTCCTTTTGTCCCGTCTTCAAAGACAAACTCAATAAAGTCCTGATCCTTTACAAAATCCTCTCTCATAATGATTTCCATTGCTGCATAGCTGAGCTTTACGCCGTAGAAGGATGCTCCGGTACAAAAAATATCAATCATACCGTCCCTTCTCTTTCCCGCATAATGTGCAGCGCATCACATATCCGCCATATGAACCGGAATCCCGGCTCCAATGCTTGCGGTAGTAGTGGCTACATCGGTGCTGTCTGATCCATCTGATCCACTTGAAAAATCCTATTGTAATCACCTCCCTATTTGTTGCGACGTCGCAACAGATTTATTTAATTTCAACATCTGGAATCAGCCTTTCAGGATAAAATACCAGCTCATAATGATACTTGTCCGTTCCTTTCGGCTCCGTCTGCTCCATCACATAGCAGGTCCAGTCATTCAGATAAATATAATCCTTATAATACTGTTCCTCTCCTGTTTTGATCGTTACTACTAATTCATTTGAGCTGTTGTTACTAAGCGCCATATACCCTTCTGCCTGAAGCATAATCGTGTCTGTTCTCGCATTTGTAACCGTAATTCTGCGATACACATTAAATTCATTCGCATCTTTTGATAAATTGTGGTTCACTGTAGATGCCGTTGAACAGCCGGACATACAACTTGCTACACTCGCTGCCATAAAAAATGCTGCTATTTTCTTCCTCATTGTCTTTTCTCCTTAAAAATGGGTATAAAAATACCACCAGCCTATTGACCGGTGGTTGATTTCATTATCTTCCAATGCGTTGTTTTCCCTGACCTGGCGGAGTTTTGTAAACCTCTTCTATAAGACCATGTTCAATGTCTCCACCAACGTATCCTTTTCCATACAGCATATTCAAATGTTCCAACACTTCTTTGTCCCTAACAAGACTTCGGAATTTTTCTCTCTGAGGTTCATACTCTTCATATGTTTTGATTTGCAGAAGTTCTTCTTTTAGACTCATTTTAACACCCTCTCAATAAAATCATAGATTTCCTGATGTCCATTTAATTGCTTCTTTTGATACAGTCTAAATGGCTCCGAAATAGTTTCAAGCATCCGTTCAGTTTTTATGCTTCCATCTGCATTTATTGCTTCTGAAAGCGAATTTACATATATGCGCCCCTGATACTCACTTACAAAGCGATCCCCATGAACGATAAAAACCGTCTGCGGTTGTCCTGAAGTGTTGTAATACGTTTCCTGAGTGATATCTGCATCCGTAAGTCCCTCTACCAGATATTGTTTATACGCCTCAACATCCGCCGGATGCATCATCCTATGTTCAATCAGATGTCCAAACTCGTGATAGATATCTTCCTTTTCCGCATTTGATGCAGCATAAATAATACCATTCTCATAGTCACAGGCGCTCCCTGGATTTCCAAGATCAACCGTTATATCCGCCATAA